CCCGAGCCGGTCGAAGGCGTCATCGACGCTGCCGAGCTTTGCGAGCATGTCGTCCGACAGGACTGATCCAGCCGCATGCGCCTGCTTCGCGAGCTCGGTGAGTGAGCCGGCTGACCCGTCGATCAGGGGGTTCAGGTCGGTGGCGGACTTCCCGAGGAGTTGCATGGCGAGCACGTCACGCTCAGCCGGATTCTGCACCTTCCCCAAAGCAGTGATGACGTCGCTGTAGACCTTCGTGGAGTCGAGCAGGTTGCCGTTCGCATCGGTAGTGGCGACTCCAAGCTCGGCGAACGCAGCGGCGGTCTGCTTGTTGCCGGCAGCCGCGTTCCCCATCGACTTCGTCAGCTTCGTCATCGAGAGGGTGATTGTGTCGAAATCGACACCAGTCACCTTCGACGCGTACTGAAGCTCCTGCACCGCCGCCGTAGACAAATGTGTCTTCGCAGCCGCGTTCTGAACCGTCTCCGCATACTCGCCGGCGCTCTTCGTCGCCGCGACGAGCCCAACGACCGCTCCAGCAGCAGCCGCACCCAAAGCGGCGATCCCCGCTGCTGCCGCGCCGCCGAGTTTCCCCAGGACATCGGCGACCCCGGAGGACTTGTCCTCAACTTTCCCGAGGCCCTCGATCGCTCCCTTCGGGTCGACGATCAGGTCAATGGTGACGCCTTTCGCCATAGGGTCACCTCCTGCGTTTCGCGGCCTTAGCCCGTTCGCGGGCTATCTCATCAGCGACTTCGAGGAACGCCTCGCGTTCCAAATAGGAAAGGGTGAGCCATGACGACGCCGGTTGCCCGGTCGCCGCGCACCAGTAGGCGATCGTCAGGGCGCGGTCGTAGTCGGCGGCTCGCTGAAATCCGCTTCAGCGTCTTCCTCCCGGAAGCGTGCGTTGATCTTGGCGAGCGTGTCGGTCTGAACGATGTGGTAGGCCTCGGCGTCGTTCTTACCGTCCCGTCGCTCAAGGACGAACGCGAGGGCGCGAGCGAACTGAGTGGCGTCGTCCTGACTGAGTTGCGCGAGCGACGTTGAGAACTTCTGCTTGATCGCGATCTCATCGAACCCAGTCAGCGACTGCGAGACCTCTTTCAGGGTGGGCTTCTTCGTGGCCATGCCTTCATGCCTTTCGTAGGTTGGTGAGTTTGTCGAGGTAGTCGTTGAGGACCGAGCGGATGTCGTCAGCGATCACTGGCACGGAACGGTCCAGAACATCGGTGACCATCTGGGGACCTGCAGGAACGCCCTGCCTGAGGTAAGAAGGCGGAGGGTTTCCGGGGCTCGTACGCCAGTGACCCCATGCGGGGTGGAACAGGTATCCGTCGTCAAGGAGCTTCCCGACCTCTCGCCATTTCCCCTTCCGGGTTCGGCCCTCTCCGACAATGGAGACTCGGGCGTTCTTCCCGCCGATGAGTTTCGTTTTGAACTCAACCGACTCAGCGGCCTCGGCTGGGTACTCCCCGGCTCCCGGCAGTTCGGAAAGCCCATGCCTTAGGCGATCCCGTAGCGACTCGGTGATGGAGTCGAATTGCGACTGCATTTGCGCTTTTAGCGCACGCCCGTCCTTGTCGTGATTCAGCGTCTTCGCGAACGCCTTCAGCTCGTCTGTATTCCAGCGGACCTCATCAGCCACGGGTGGACTCACACCACACGTTGACGGCGATCCCGAGCATCTGCTGACCCTGCGCGGACGGGTACAGGCGGGGTTGGTCCATCTCGCCGAGCGGGTCGAGCCGGAACACGGTCGAGGTGTCGATCATGTCGGCGACCTTCTCCGCGAGCTCGTCCGTCGCATCGTCTGTCGCGTCGTTCGTCGACATCCCCCCCAGGCAGACGGCGACGAGGTTGATCCGCTTCTTCCCCACCGCTTGGGCACGCTGCCTGTACGGGGATCCCGCAGCGACCCACACGATCGGTGGGGTGAATGTCTGCGGCACAACCGTCACCGCCCGGACCCCGGAGATCGTGTTCAGCAGCGTCGCGAGTGCGGTGCGGGCGTCGGACAGGTCGGAGGTCATGCGATCCCCAAGTCGGGTCCGCACCACCGTGCCAGCAGCGGGCGGACACCACCGAGCGGGTCAGCGCCGAGCCGTTGCGCCACCATCTGCCCGGCACCGTCTGGAAGGATCTGCGTCCCGAACGGGGCTTTCTCCCGGGCGAACAGGTCCGTCGCGCACCGCAACACTGCTGCATCGTTAATCGCAGTCGGGACCGGCACCGTGCTGTCGAGCAGGGTCTCGGTGATGAACGCGGCGACGTGAATGTTGGCTTCCGCTAATACCTTCGTCGCGAGCGTCGTGTCGCTAGCACCTGCCCCTGCAGCGGCGAGCACATCCGAAGCTGTCACGGTCATGATGCCTCCAAACTGCGGAACGCGGCCTCCCATAACGGGGCGGTCTGGTCGATGGTGTGAAGCCGGGCTGCCTGCCGCGCCTGGACCGACATCGACTCCCGCAAGTCCGTGTCGGAGATAAGCAGGTTCAGCCGGTCGATCCATTCGGCTTCGGTGTTGCAGAGGAACCCGTTCACCCCATCGACCACATAGTCCCTATACGGGCCGGCGTTGGATGCGATCACGGGGATACCGAGCGCGTTGTACTCGATCGCTTTGATCGGCGACTTCGACCGGGTGAACGGGGTGTCCAGCAGGGGGGCGATTCCGATGTCGAAGTCAATCCCCGAGTAGTAGTCGAGCATCGACTCACGCCACGGTGTGTGGCGGTTGTGGTACAGCCCGAAGTCTTTGCCGTAGTCCACCCCGACGGAGTGGAAGTCGACATCGCCCCGGTCATCCGACACCGCCCTCAACGCCCCGATGACGGATTGGAAGTCGTCATGATGTGAAGACCCGCCAGCCCACCCGATCGTGAGCCGTTCCGCACGTTTCCGGTCCGCGGTGAGCAGCGCCGGGTCGATCGCGTTCGGAATCACCACAACATTCGGGTTGAACTGCGCCATAGCTTCCGCGAGATGCGGGACGGTTGTTGTCACCAGATGCGCTTGCTTTAGCGCGGACTCCATCCAGTAACGGGTCATGTCGGTGATCTGAAACCTCGCCGGGTTCGACTCATCCATCGACCACAGATCGTCATCGGTTTCCCACACCAACTTCACCCCGGCCTGGCGGAGGTTGTACCAGAGGGTGTCGATCTCCTGCCCGCCGATCCGCTGCCCGACAACGATGCGGGCACCCTGCATGGGTGGGTGGGCGTTTTGGGTGTAGTCCGTGTGGGTCATCAGATGCCCGCGGCGGTTCAGCCATTCGAACGGGAGACGAACTCGGTAGTACCCGCACGCGCCACCATCCTCGAACGCGTACACGTCCAACGGATCTCTGAGTGCGGGTTCGTGTTCGTGGCAGTGGAACCCCGGCCAACCTGGTACCAGGTTCAATGCCCGCGCGGGGACCGAGCCGACCCACCGTTCCGCTCCAAAGCGGGTGTCCGTCTCGACTGGTCCCAGTTTCCGCAGATGCTCAGCGGTGGCCCACCAGTAATTGCCGCCGAAGAACGGGGACTCGACCTCGTACCATTCCTCCGGGAGCAACCAGTGCGCCCCGACTACGTCGTAGGTTTCGAGGGCTTGCAAGTTGGTGCGCCACTTCCCCACCACCTGCCGGGTCATGCACGCCCGCCAGGCATCCGAGAACTCGGTCGGGAATCCAGCCCCTTTCGTGTGGGCGTACATCACCGGAACGTCGGTGAGCCTGTCCCGGATCAGGGACAGGGTGCGATCCTCGAAGCCGGAATCAAACTCGATGATCTCCCAGTTGTCCGGTAGGACCGAGATAGCCTCAGCCCGATTCTCGGGCGACCCAACCACGCCACAGATCACCCGGTACGGGACTCCGATCCGGTCGAGAGCGTTGAGATGCTCAGCGAGCGGACGACCCCAATCTCCGTCCGCATATAAGTGATACGCATGCAGAAACTTCACGGTCACCGTGGAAGCTCCAAGTACGCGGCTGCGCGTCGAACGCGCTCGGGGTCCTCACCCATCAGCCCGATCGCTTGATTGCACGGCGAACATAAGAGCGCCCGCACGCACTTCCCGCACGATTTCTGGCCGGGGCAGCAATTGTGGTCGTGATCGACTTGCGGAGTCGCACCTTCGAACTCGAACCGACAGATCGCGCAGCGACCATCTTGTCCCACGAGCATGGCGTCGAACTGCCCCGGCGCGAGTCCGTAGCGTCGATCACGGGTACGGACGAGATACTCCGGGTTGCCCCGCTGCCACTCTCGCCGCTTGGCGTTGTACCTCTCGGGATCGGCGGCGCGACGCTCGCGGGCGAGCGCGTTCAACCGCTGTCGATTCGCCGCGTGATAGTCGCGCAGGTAGGCGTTCCGCTTGGCTCGCGCCTCCGGACTCTGCCCGCGGACCCGTTCCGCCTGATAGGCGCGGTGAGCATCACTGCACTCTGCGCAACGGCAACGCCCGCCGTTGTATCCCGAGATCGTTCCGTGCCGCCACTTGGTTCTCATTGCTTGCCTCTTGCCTCTTGCCTCTTGCCTTTGAAGGGGGCGACGGGCAAGGCAAGGAACCCGCCGCCCCCGGTCATCAGGGCCTACAAAGTGGCCTGACTCCAATCCCCGACGAGCTGCCACTCGACGTCGATCGTCGGGCTGTCGGCCGTGGCTTCTCCACCCTGACCACCGACCCACGCATCCGACGTCGGGGCCGAGATCGTCGCGGTGACCGCGAACTTCGGCCGACCGGCAGCCGACCCCTGCGGCAGGAACAGACCTGTCACTGATGACCCGATCGCGGATGCGGTGTTCGAGAGCTGCCAGATCGACCCGGCGGTGAAGTTCTGAAGCACGGTGAGCTTCAGCGACTTCGCCCCGCCGGTCCGATATTCCGCGAACGTCTGCGACGACTTGCCCGACTTCCCGAGAGCCGCCGAAGTAGTCTCTTCGGAACGGTCTTCGCCGTTAATAACGAGGACGTATTGATTCGGGATGCCCCGAACGTCACCGATCGCCATCCTTCGCCTCCTTCTTGTCGGACTTGGTGTCCGTTTCGGTTGTATTCGGTTCCGGCTCGGCCGGAGCCGCCGCCTCGGGTACATCCCGAAGCAGCGACCCCGTGAACGAGCCGTCCGGCCAGCGGACGGGCATGATCAGGACGCCGTCAGCTCGACGACAGCACCCGACTCGATCGTCACGGTGCCGAAGTAGCCGGCGTAGGCGATCTGCAGACCCAGAACGGACGGCTCGGTCGCCTGAAGCGTGCCGACCCGCTGCTCGTACGCCTCAACCGCGGCAGTGGAACCGAGGTATGCCTTCCCGGCCTGGAGCCCAGCCGACAGGATCACCGGAAGACCGGAGATCGTGCCCAGGACACCCGTTCCGTAGTTCGCCGCCGACAGACCCGAAGACTGCGAGTTCTGCGCGTTGTACGGCTGGAACAGGGGACCAAACAGCTGCAGGACAGTCGGGGAGACAGCGATGAACAGTCGTCCCTTGCCCTTGGTCTTGCCAAACACGGTGCCGGTCGCCGTCCAGATCGCCTTCGCGATCGTGGTCTGCGACGCAGCCGTCGCCACCCCGTACCCGGTCGAGCCGGTTGCAGCGGCGGCAACCGCAGCCGCGAACACCGCCTCCGTCTCGATCGCGTACTCCGCGGCGAGATCGTTCACGACTGTGTCGATGATCGACGGGTTCGAGAAGTCGATGTTCTGCCGCGACACGTTCACGTACCCGCCGTAGGTGTCGACCTTCCCGTCGAGACGGGTGATCGTCATCTTCTGGCTAGTCAGTTCGACCTTCTCGTTCGCCGACGCCGCAGATCCCGCCGTGCCCTGGATACCAACCGCGGTGTGGCCGGTGACCTTCGGGCGGTGGAACGTGGGAGCCGACACCGGGTTGGTGCCGAAGAAAGACACCAGCGGCCGGGACGAGTCGATGAAGTTGATCAGCTCACCGACGATCGGATCCGGGATGATACCCGGGTTGTCCGACGTCTTCTGGTGATCCGCCGCACGCATATACGTCTCCACCCGAGTGGCGGCCTCACGGTCACCCGTGGCGGACTTCCACTGGTCGAGGACGTACTCGCCCGCGGTGCGGTAGTTGACCGGGTTCTCAACGCGACCACGGATCTGTGCGAGGGCGGTGTTGACCTCCTGGCTGCGCTTGGCAGCCGCCTCGGTGACTTCCCGAGTCTCATACAGGGTGTCGAGCTGGCCCTTTACCTCCTCCACACGAGAGCGAGCGGCCTTGACGAGCTCGACTTCGGCTTCGGTGAGGTCGCGCTGGGCTTCCTCGGCGGAACGGATCAGGCCGGTGATGAACCCGCTCCGCTCGTTGATCTCCGACTCGAGGCGGGTGACCATCGAGTCCTGGTAGTTCTGTCCCATGACGGGTACTCCTTTTCGTTGGGTAGTTGACTTGCAGAGGCCCCAAGCGGGCATGCCCCAACGGGCGGAGTGCTCCAACGAGCGGATGTTCAACGAGCCTGTGAAGGCTCAGCGCGCAGTGGTGATCTCTCTGAGGATCGCTGCGGCGAGATCAAGGTTCGGGGTCGGGATGCCATCAATTGGTTCGCCAGTGCGGACGCTCAGGACCTCCGCGCCCTCATAAGCAGGCTCCGGGGTGAGGGCGACGTGACGGAGGAACGCCCGGTAGAACGTCATCACGCCGTCTTTGACGGCCATGTCCTGAGACCGGGCAGCAAACGCGATCGACGCACGCAGCACCCCGTCAGCTGCGAGTTGAAGCGACTCGTCCCCGAGCGGTGTGTTCGACACCTTGAACGTCGATATCAGACCACGTTCGCTCTTCGTGTCGAACGACCTCGCCGCTGCGATTACTCGTTCCGCCGCGTGGTCGCGGTTCATAGTGATCTGTCGTGTGCGCGACTCGATCCCATCGAACGAACCCGGCATGAACTTCTCCCGGTCGGCTTGCGGTCGCCAGTCCGGAACAATGGCTTCCTGGTTATACGGGACCGCGATCAGGGTGATCTCGCGTTTTCCGAACGCAACATCGTCGATCGCTGCCGCACGGATGTGCTGCTCGCTCATGCTTCCTCCATCCCGGTCAACGCCAACGGCGCAATATCACCGTTCATCCGCTCCATGGTCCGAACCTCATCCGGTGTGATCGCCCCCATGTCGAAGAGCGTCTTGTAATAGGTGGCCCGATCTGTAGCAGGCGGACGGGTGTACGCGTCACGGTTCAGATCGAACAAAGTTCCCCGCGGCAACGCCCACCGTGAGATCGCTGCCGCAACCGCACCAACCTTCGGCCCCAACGAAGCACGTTCGTGGAAGTCGAACAACTGCGACACGTTCGCGTACGTCAGAGAGTCACCACCAGAAGGCAGCCCCACAAGGAACGGGGGCACACCAAGAACGGTCGCGATCCTGGACTCGGTGAATTGCGCCAACTCGACGAGCGCCATCTCCTTAACCGACTTCGTCGGAGGCGCATCCAGACTGGATCCGCCCGACATGATCGCCGGCTGACCCGGACGATCAGCACGCGTCGCCAAGTAGCCATCGAGGACGCTGACCGCCTGATCCTTCGACAACGGCTTATCCGTCTTGATGTAGTACGGAGGTTCGATACCGGACTCGACATACCCAGACACGTGACGCGCCATCGTCGCTGCGGCAATAATCCGCGCCCCCGCCACCTCCAATGGCCCAACACCCCGGTTAGAACCAGGCTGACGTGCGTACCGAATGTGCAGCATGTCACCCGGAGGGACCCGGAACGACCCGATCCGGTACCCGTCAGAATCGATCGACACGAAAGCGGACGGAATCACCCGGAAACGCGCCGGAAACCCATCGAACCCGCGCACCATGCTCAGGAGGAACAGTTCACCGCACTGATATTCCCACCATGCTTCTTTCGCGAAGTCGTCCCATGACACGTACTTGTCCGGGTCCGGGTTACCCATCCACGACTTCGACGGAACAACCTGCCCATCCTTGGTCAGGTAAGGCGGCATCGACCCGATGACCGAGGAATTCAGGTCGAGACACGTCCATGCCGTATCCACCAGCGACGACAACTGCTGCGCCCCATCCCACGTCGGATCTAGCCAGTCAGTCGGCCACCCCGACCATCGGGACGGGGTGATTGACATCGAAGGGAGAAACGCAGCGCGCTGCGCAGCCACCACCGAGGTCGGAGGCGGGTCGTAGACCGGAACCGTCTGCACGGGCTCCGCCGTGCGACGGAAACGATCAAGCCACCCCACTAGGGCCTCCTTAGAAGATGCCAGACCACGCGTCGACAGTGATCGACGCGTGATGAGCGAGAGTCACGGCTTCGAGAGCCGAGATGTCACCGGACCGGCGAGCGAACACCCGCCGGTCGCCGATGGTCCGCCAATCGGCCGCGACAGTCGCGGCATCAAGGTCGGGGTAGCCGCCATGCTCGATTTCTTCAGCGTCGACAGCCTGCACCAGATCTGCGACAGCCTGGATAACCCGATCGGTTCCGATCAGCTCCAGAGTCACGTCAACATGTTCCAGATCAGGGATCAGGAACGATGCCGGTCCACCCTTGTCGATCACGACAGGGCAGTCGTACTTCAGTGCGACCCGGGCAACCTCGGCGACGAACGCACGCCGCTGTGAAACTGGCAACCTTGCCAGTAAGCCCAAGTGGATTGGATCGCCCTCGACTGCGGCCCCGAAGCTCAACCACGTCCCGTCCGGATCCGTCGCTACACCTAGGCCCACCGCCCGGCCCGTGCGTACCGGCTTAGCAAGGGTGCCCCACTTGGGTAGCACCTTCGAGCCGTTGATCGGCGCGATCGGCAGAACTGGCTGGTTGAGGAAGTCGGCCCGCATCTGCTGGATGTCGTTCGCTGTGTCTTGGAAATCGGACGCGATCCGCTCCAGGCCAACCCACCCGGGATCGCACGGCGGGTCATGCAGCACGCACCCGCGCGGATCGCCCGACGAATCCCCATACGCGACCCGGAGCGCCTCGATCAACGCATCATGGTCCGTGACATCGACCTCAGGGGTTGGGCGGTGGTCGAAGAAGATCGACCGCGCATCATCATCGGCCGGACCAGCTGTGGATGCGAGCTGGTTCCAGAACTCGAACGAACGTTCCGCGACCGACCCCTCACCGATGATGTACGCGTTCGGGGTCTCAACCGTCACCCCGCCACGCTTCGTCACGTTGTTCCGCAACGTCTGCGCCAACTTCACACCATGGTTCGACAGCAGCCAGGTCTCCGTCTGATCCAGCGACGCCGCAATGATCGGCCCACCCTTCGCCGAGTTCGGCGACGACGTGATCTGCCTGATCGACCCCCGCCGCAACGCGACAAACGTGTCCATCGGGTCGCACCCGAACTCATCCGGCGCTGAACCGTTGCGGAGCATCTCCAACAGCGGATCCCATGTGTTCCGGGTCTGCTCCTCCGTCACCGCAGCGATCGCCACATACGGCGTCCGCACCGTTGACCACGGCTTCCCCACCGGCTGGCCCGATGCATCCCACCCATCCGGGACGACCTCGAACATGGCCTCGGCGATCATGACCGCCCCGACGAACGGAGATTTGCCCCATCCCCTGGGCTTCATCACGGCAGCCCGATGCACCACCCGCCGCCCCGTCACCGGATCCAGCCGGTAGATCTCGTTCAACGCATCCTGCTGCTCACGCGTCACAATGAACGGCTCAACCTGCTCATCATCACCCGCGTCCGGCCGCCCCAGATAGGCAGCCATCTGATCCGCGACCAGCCATCCCAGCGTCGGAAAATCCCCAGGGCCTTGCGGCTTCCAAGGCATCAAGACTCCAGAGGCTTCGCGTTCCCGTACCGCTCCCGTGCCGACACCGCCCGCGCAGTCTTCGTCACCGCATCAGCCTCAGCCCCAGCAGCCGACGCAACCTGCCACCGCAGACGAAGACGATCCTCGGGAGTGAACCCGTACTTCGCCTCACGCAACCGCAGCTCCGAAGCAAGATCGATCTTGCCCATCCAGAACGCCGCGTGAATCCGAGCCGTGTCCAGCAAATACGACCAATCCAGCTCGCTAAACTCCCCCGCCAACGGATGCGCGTCAAGCATGCGCCACCACTCCACCGTGGGCTCCGGCCAGACGAACTCCTGGGTCGAGATCATCCCATCCGTCGCCACAGTGATCGAGAACGACGGCAACTCCGGTTTCTCCACCGGAGTGATCTCAACCGACCGGAACTGCACAACATCCTTGTTCCGCCTCGCCCGCCGCCCCGGCTCCTTCGGGATCGTGTTACCCGGACCAGCCACTTGAACACCTCCGGAGGGTCAAATCCCCACGGCCGTACATAACTTTTCAAACGAGAGCGGGGTCGTTCGGGTTGTTACAGCGAAAGAAACCGGTCTCTGCCCCCTGGGGGGCGCTGGGCTCGGATCCCTTCAGGCGGTTCGGCGTTCCATGTTGAGGGCGACGTCGAGTAACCCGCGGGTGATGTGGAAGCGTTGTCCTGTGGGGACGATGAGACCGACGATGGATTGGTTGTTGTTGTCGAGTTCGTCGCTGACTCGGTGGACAGTGAGTGCCCAGTCTGTTACGAACTCTCCTGGAGCAACGAGGGAGTAGTACTCGCGGATGGCTGTGCTGATTCGTTCTTTGGCTTCTTCGGCTTCGTCGTCAGTCATGGGGTTCCTTGGGCTAGAGCTTCAGGAAGCGAACCGCTCGGGCCGCGTTTCCTCGTGTGGCACCTTCGCTTCGGTTGCACTTTCGGTGTCCGGGTCCGAGGATCACCGTCCCGGTGGGGTCGTGGGATAGATCCCAACTGGCCCCGGGGTGGATGGTGCGGGTGGGCATGAGGCAGATGGGTTCGTGGCAGGTGGCTTCACCGCGGGCGACCACTGGGGCCCATGCTTTGCGGATGGCGAGGTAGTAGCCGGAGTACTTAGCGGCGGCCATTCTTGGTGACGGGCTTTCCGCGCATGGTCTGTACGACGGTCCAGACGATGAGTGTGGTGATGGCGACGATGATGACCGAGAGGGTGATCGCGCCGATCCATATGAGAAGGGTGAGGGGGTCCATCTGTCATGCCTTTCAGATTTGGGATGGGGCTACTTATTGTGTCTGCGCTGCGATGAGTTGCGTGGTGGAGATCCCTGGTGTGCGGCGTAGGTAGAGGAGGCTGATGGCGTGCTCATCGAACCATGCCAAGGACGGAAG